TGCACCCTTCTTTCGCATCTTACCTCCACGCTTTCTTTTAGCGTGAATGTTTGCATATAAACCAGGTCTAGCCATTATTTAGCTCTACCACCGTTTTTCATGTAACCCATTTTGTTTCTAACTTTTTTGGGTAATTTTTTTAAACCTTTTTGATTTGGCTTTACAGGTTTTAAAACCCTTTTACCTTTTTTCATCATAGGTCTTTTCATCATCATTGTTCCAGGCATTATTTTTTCCTCATTTTGTTTGCTTGT